ACATTCTGAAACGTTTTCGTGAGCCATCCACCTATTCCGGTATTGCTGCGCTTCTTGTCGGTCTTGGCGTGGCTCTCCCTGCTGGCATTGTCGAGGCCGTGACTTACGCTGGCGTTGGCATTGCCGGGCTTCTGTCCATTCTGCTGCCTGAAGCGAAAAAATGATTGCCTTAATCCTTGCGGTTGCCGTCACCTGCACACAACCCGTGCGGGTGATTGATGGTGACACCATTGAGGTGTGTAACGCATCAGGCCCGGAACGCATCAGGATTGCACACCTTGATGCGCCAGAATCATTCCGGCCAGCTTGCGCCAAGGAAAAGCAAGCTGGTGTTCAGGCAAAGCAAGCCGCAGTTCAATTCTTTGTGCGCCCCAGTGTGGATCTTAATATCAATCGCCAGAGCACAGACCGTTACGGGCGCAGCGTCGCTGATGTGTCTGTGAATGGAATTGATTTCCGGCAATACATGATTTCAGCAGGTCACGGCGTGGAATGGCGAAAAAACAAAAAGCACAACTGGTGCAAATAGGTTAATCATGTCTCTGTTAAAATCTAGCCCGGTTTACAAACCGTTCAATTATCCGTGGGCGTATGATGCTTGGTTGATGCAGCAGCGCATCCACTGGCTGCCCGAGGAAGTGCCGCTTGCTGATGATGTCAAGGACTGGCAGTTAAACCTGACAGACAATGAGCGCAACCTGCTGACGCATATTTTCCGGTTCTTCACCCAAGCGGATGTCGAGGTGAATAACTGTTACATGCGCCATTATTCGCGGGTGTTCCAGCCAACCGAAGTGCAAATGATGCTGGCGGCGTTTTCGAATATGGAGACGATCCATATCGCGGCGTATTCGTACCTGCTGGATACTGTAGGAATGCCAGAAGTGGAGTACTCGGCTTTCCTTCGATACAAGGAGATGAAAGACAAGTACGATTATATGCAGAAGTTTGGCGTATCCACACCCAAGGATATTGCCACAACGCTGGCGGTGTTCGGTGCGTTTACCGAGGGGCTGCAACTGTTTGCCAGCTTTGCGATTCTGTTGAACTTTCCCCGCTTTAACAAGATGAAAGGTATGGGGCAGATTGTCTCATGGTCGGTGCGGGACGAGACGTTGCATTGCAACTCGATTATCAAGTTGTTTAAAACCTTTATTCAGGAAAATCCTGAAGTGTGGAACGAACAGCTTGAAAACGAATTGGTTTATGCTTGCAGCCAAATCATCAAACATGAATTTGCATTTATTGATCTGGCGTTTGAAATGGGGGATATTGAAGGCCTGAAAGCGCAAGAAGTTAAGGATTACATTTGCTGGATTGCGGATCGTCGCTTGGCGCAGCTTGGGATTAAATATCCAATGTTTAAAGTAAAAAACAATCCGCTACCGTGGATTGACGAGATTATGAACGGTGTTGAACACGCCAACTTTTTTGAGGCGCGCGCGACTGAATACACCAAGGCTGCCACAACTGGCACTTGGGAGGAAGCGTTCGAAAGTTTGATGCAAGGGTGACGGAAGTTATTTCTTCCGTCCACCTTTTTTCTTGTATCCGCTTCCGCAAGGCATAATGTCGCTCTATTTTAAATGCCCGGCTACAACGCCACCGGGCGAGGCGGCAATCAGCCTGTTAAAGTGGCTAATGCATTCATTCTACACGTTCAAAAACGCTGCGCAAGTAAAAACCCCGGTCGCGTGCTAAGCAGGGGCGATACCGGGGCAAACTGGCTCCCGGCTCTAACGCCAACCGGGTAAGACGGCACATAACGCAATGCGGCGGCATTCTCACCCCATGCTTCGGGACTGTTTGCAAGTACGTGTGATACTTACAATCCCAGCTTTGCCAGAAACGCTGCCCGTTGTCTAGGCTTCAATTCATTCAAACGAGCCGCCAACAGCGGCGGTAATTGCGCCGGAACCATTGCCCGCATCAGTTCCGTTTCAATCGCGCTCAGCTTGGTGGCATAAAGTTCATATTCCTCAAACGCCTGAGCAGCAGCGGGAACCCACGCTTGCACAATGCGCCAGATTTCCTTGGCGTATTCCCGAATTTCAAACTGCGCATGAGAATCCATTCGCAACTGGATAAAATGCAGCAGATTCCGAAGATCACATTTCCACACCCATTGCGTGTAGTAGTTCAGCGTGATGCCCATGCGAGCCAATTCACGGGCAAGGGCCGCTTCATTAAGTAAGCTCTCATAATTAAACCGCGCGATGCGTGAGAACGATTCGATTTGATCTGCCACCTGTTCAGCTTGCGCTGGCGTGAGTGCCTCTCCACGGCCTTGCTTGTTGTTCTTGGACTGTTCCGCCATATCCAATGGAGACGGTGTATAGAACTCCTTGCACATAACGCTGTAGCGGGCGCTTTCCTCGTTTACATTGGCGGTGCGGTGACGTATCCACTGACGGGCCACGAACAACGGTAGTTTAATATGCAGTTTGATTTCGCACATCTCCAAGGGGCTGGAGTGCTGGTGTTCCACTAGGTATGAAATGAGACTGGCATCATCATTCACGGTGCGCGTACCGTCCCCATATGACACACGGGCGGCATCAGCAATGGACTTATCCACCCCCATATAATCGCGGACGATGATAAAACCATGATCAAGAACGGGGATTTGTACCCCGATCATTGAATCAAGAAACGGGCTGTGTGGTCTGGACATTTTTCATTTCTTTCTTTTTTGCGAGGTATCGTTCGTTTGCAGCGCGGCTGCGATTCCTCAATTTTATAATCCGCATTTCCATGCGTTCGCGGTTTTCCCAGTACTGCACAATGCGAACGGCTTTCTCCAAGAGATACTCGCGTCCTTTGGCCAGTTCTGGCGTTTTGTACGTTTTGAGAAGCAATCGCGCTTCATACAGTTCTGTTTTGCTGTAAAGCGGTTGTTCTTTTAACGCTTTTATAGCCTGACGGTCGTTTTGCATGGATACTCTGTTATGTTGCCGATGAGCGCAGACTTTACTGCACGTTTGTCGGTTGTGTATGGTGACAGGAAACAACTTCCCGCACCATACACAATTCGCCTCTTCCATCATTCCTCCCTGACGAAAATGCCGTCAATCATCCGGCCCTTGCGGTCTTTGATCTCATGATACGCCCGGTCAATACACGCTTCGAGCGTAGTTTGCGATTGAGCGGCGAGGATTGTCAGCACCACCACACAATCACCAATGGCATCCACAACATCACCGGGACGGTTCTTATTGATAGCGGTTGCTAGTTCCCCGACTTCTTCAATCAGCTTGCACAACTGGGCTTGTCGGGTTGATCCTTCAATCAAGTTCCGATCATGTGCCCACTTTTCAATTTTGTCTGTGTTACGCATTAGATTTTTTCCCATAACAGCACCATAACGGCGCTGTTGTCTGCTCTGATGGTTACGGTGTAGTGAATCAGGCGATAACCTTTTTCTAGTTCGATTTCTGTCGAAATATCGCCAAAGTGATAAAACTCCTGAGTGGTCACAATTTGATTTCTCATGATTCCTCCAAAACTTGCAACAGATGAGCATAACCGCACAGGTCAACCAGATTGTCGCGTTTGTGTTTAAATGATTCCCGTGTCATTTTGACAGCTATCAAAACCTTGCAGCAATCCTGCGGCGTTAGTTCCTTGCCTGTCATCAGGCTTGCCATTGCAGCAATACGGGCAAACGATTCAAGGGCGTGACCATAATCCTGCTGGCGAGCGCCTGCCACAATTTGATTCGCTTCTTCAAGAATAGTTTTCATCAGTCAATCCTCCAGACAATCACGCCCTTGCTATTGCGGCGGGTGGTAAAGAATTTACCGGACAGTTTGCCGTGATGTGTTATTTTGCCGATTTTCATCACAAATTCCGTTTGCTGTGATTCAGGGATAAGAAATTGAATCCCGTCATACACATTCAGAATGTCAATCGCCGCACGAATGGTGTCCGAATCTTTTACAAGATCCATCGTATAAAGGCGATAATGGCTGCCCACATTGCCAGACTGATCGGCAGCGCTATCATGATTGCTTTCTGCATTGTGAAACTCCTTATAAACTGCGGCTCGCTGCCGCGCTTCTTCCAGTTTTTCGGCAAGCTGGTGATTGATCACTTTCACACCTTCCAGCTTGTGTAGTAGTTCGTTAAAATCCATTATTTTAATCTCCTGACTTTAATAAACAGTGACACAACCACTCCCAGCGCAAATCCAGTGAACCCACTGGACAAAGCCAGCCAAAACATCACGTCTGTCATGGCTCAATCACCTCTGAGAATTGCGGGAATGGAATGCCGTCGCGTTCGATGATGCGGCGCGCCCCTGTGTCATAGCGGAACCCCTTAACAGTAAGAGTTTCCGCTGCGCATGTAGGATGTATAAAGCCGGGCACCCCTAACCCATTAAAATCATCGACCACCTTAACGCATTCGCCGTTAAAAATAAAATCCCCCACCTGCGGCAAAAACCGCTCCGCAGCGTTCGGGCCGGATTCGGTGACGGTGATGCGCCATTTGTCAGCAGAAACAGAAAATCCAGTGTTCCAAAATTCTGTTTTTTTGTCCCAATGGACGCGCCCGCTGTCGATTTCAAACCTCAACTCACGCGCAACAATAGCGGCCCAAACGTCAATGATAATCAGTTGTGTTCCCGGTTTGTACATTGTCATTTACCTTCCTCCGGTATTTTACATTGTTCCAACGAGATACTGTGCGTCATGCAGAAGCGCAGCAGATCGTTTTCGCGTTTAAATAAAAAACTTCCGATAGCGACCCACGATAACGCAAGCCAAACTCCAATAAGAGCGCCGACAAAAAATCCCCACAACGTGTCGTCCTTTCTCATTCACCACCTCCCGGCAGCGGCGGGCTGGCGGCGAGCATGTAATGCCAACCGCGCAATAGTAGCGGATAGCGCCACGGAGCAGGCAGCATCCGTTCCTCATCGCTCGCGTCAACTCGCACCGCAGCCCATCCGGTGAGGTCGGCGGCGAGAGCTTTATTTAGTTTCGCAAACAGCTTATGTCTGTCGTAACCAAGTTTTCGAGCAAATTTATCTAATTCCACAAGTGTTTTGCGATCAACAATCACCTTATCATCAAGCTTGTTCATCACACATCCTCCCTGTGCTTGCCTAGAGCGGTTTCTAGCCCGCTAATCCACGGATCTCGAATGCTGTCGGACTCTCCCGCACGGATCATGTCAATGATTGGTT